TCGCTTCGATCACTTTCATAAATGCAACATCCATGCCATTTTCACCTGTATGTTTACAAGCTAGTTCTGAATCTTTAAAGTATTTGTATTTCATTGGCTATCTAACTCCTGTAGTTTGTTCTGAATTAAATCTTTTAGTTTGCTCTGAATTAAATAAGTTATCAAATTCCTCTTTTGTAAAAATATCTTTTATAGGCATATTAACTTTTACATTAACAGGCTGATACTCTTTTTCTAATAGTTTTGCAGTTTCTTCATCCGGAAGTCTAAACGCTGCATAACGTTCAAGTAAGGGTCTTAGACTATTAAAATTACCATCTAGTATTGCAAAAGGTTTTGCAGCACCGAGAAAAGACCTATATTTTGTTCTATTAATAGGATTTAATAGTCCTTGTCCTTCTTGAGTATCACTTAAAATTCTAGTGTTCTTACTCATCATAGAATATGTATCTCCTCGCTTGAGTACTCTGTCTTTATTAAATCCACCAGCATATTCAAAATTAAAATCATATACATCATCAATACTTGCTGTAGAGTTCTCATATCCATCTTTTGTAAAACTATAAGATGCATTCCCAAAAACATTTGTAAAATCTTTTACCTTACCATCAGAAGGTTTTAGATTTTGGAATTCAATTCCCATTTTTGCTTGAAACTCTAAATCTTCAGGTTTAGCTTCTACTGGATTGTATCCACTTATAACAGGTTTAGTAAAAGTCCTACTTCCAAATTGTCTTATATATTGTGCTTTGCCTTGATCATCAAAAGTAACCTTTCCACTTTTAATATCATTTATCAAAGTCTTTTTAAAATGATTTTTAATATTTTGATATTCTTCTTCAGTAAAATCTTTTTCTGTTATAGGATTTTTATCTTGCTTTATAACTTTATCATAATATATTCGTGCCTCCGCAGGAAGTCTTTCTTTTATACTATCAACTAAGTTAGAAAAAATATTTCTACCACCAGTATTGAAACCTAATCTATCCATCTGATCTTGATAAGGTTCTCCTGTGTATGGATTAACTCTATCAGCAGGGTTGTCTTTAGTAAATGGTACTTCAGGACCTTCAGGGATCAAACCTCCTACAGAATATTCTCTTCTATATGACATTTCGTAAGTAGGAGAATATCTTCTTGACTGTGGTCTTTCTTTTATACCTAGTTTATATCCAATTTCTTTATCAATCTCTCGTGCTGAAGTTGTAATTGGATCATAAATGTTAGCACCAAAATATTTATTCATTAAAGGTTTAGTACCTATTAAAGGTGTTTTACGAGCTACTGTTTCTGTTAAACCATATCTACCTAAAAATAATCCTGTTAAATCACTTGCTAACGGACCACCTAAACCTGCTGCTGAAACGTATGGATTTTTTGTGTACTCAATCGAATCACCATATCTTAAACCGTATTCCATTGGACCCAACAAACCAACTCTTTGAAAAGCCTTAGTAACATCATTTTTGGAAAAACCTTCTTGTGCAATTCTATCTCTGTTTTCTTCGTTTGATCTCCAATAGTTTGTAGCCAATGCTAAACTTGTTGCAGACAAAGCAAATGCTCCTAACTTAGGTGCGTTTACTTTTGGATTAACAATAACAGAGTTAATATAATTTTTTAAAACTGTGTTACTAAACACTGTCGGATATCTTAAAAACTGTGTAAAGATATCTAGTTTTGGGTTAGTCATAAACGTAGGTATTCTTGCTCTATCTCTACCCACAGGCATGATTACTTCATTTACAAATCTACCAGCACCTTGTATAACTGACTTATAGAAATTATCATCATAAGCTATCTCACCTGTCAATACATTGTTCTCTCTTGCAGGACCAAATCCTCTTTTAGCACCATCATCAATCCAGCGAAGACCGTCTTTAATATCAATACCTAATCCAAATAATTCACTTTTAATTTTTTGTATGTTTCTAATTTCAGCTCTGCTTAAATCTTTTGTAGCAGTTTCAGTTATTACATCTACTCCCTCCTTTGAAAGCTTATTAAGAGTTTGCAAGTGTTCTTCAATTAAGTTTTTACCTATATTAAAAGATGCTAACTGAACTGATTTAGTCCAAGGTATCAACATATTAAATCTAAAAAATCCTCTACCAACTTTTTTCAAAAATTCATTTTGTAATCCTTCTCCGGATAGTCGATTAGTTGTTTCTGCAAAAGCTTCATCCATTGCTAAAAATACTTGATTCATTTCTTTTTGAATTTGTGAATCAGTCATTTTATATTTCTGTTTTAGCAATAGAGGAATGTCCTGAACAAATATTTTATGTCCTTCTTTTACACCCTTCAATGCATCTTTTACTGGAGCAGTTACAGAGCCACCTGTTTTTGTTAAAGGTATCATAGCCTCAGTTAAAGAGGATACTGTTGCTAGTGGTAAATATGCCATAGCATTTGCTAATTTTGTAGCATCATAAACTCCCTGCATTAAACCGCTATCAAAATAATTTACTTGTCCTGTAACAGACTTGTAAAGATTTACAATATCTCTTCGTTCTGCTCTATTTAGTCCTCTACCCCCTCTTGCTTTTCTTAACTCCCTGTCCATCGGAGTAATCCATCTTTCTATAAATTGATTTACATTAGACTTACGTGAAAACCCTTCAAGTAAAAAACTTTTCTTGTGCTGTATAGTATTAGCAGCATTCATGTAATAATTCATTAACGTATTTAAATCATTTGTTAAGAAATCTTCAAATACATTTTCATTTAAATCTTTAAAAGCTCTAGCTTGTGTTAATAATATAGAGTGTGATGAAAACAACTCATTATTTTTATTAAGCATTTCATCAGTAAGCTCTGCTGCTTTAGTTCTATCTTTGACAATTTTTTCACTTACCAATAACTCTTCAAATATATCTCTGTTTTCTTGAATAGCTCTCCTATTCCAACTTCTAGGAAAATAATCTTCTAACTTTCTATCAGGTTTTATAAGTCCAGCATCTATGGCATCATCAAAAACTCTATTAAGTAATACTCTTAAATCTAATGCAACCTGCTGAACATCATTACTATATTTTGCTGGATCATCGCCTCTCAAAAGCTTAATAACCTGTAACTCATTAGCTTCACTCATAACACCAGTTTTTCTTAATGGAGCAGTGGCTTCATCAAAAAGTGCATGATATTCTCCACGCAAATTATCTAATATTTCTCCATGACCTAAATCAACTTTTTCTCTAGTAATCGTTCCTAATCTTTTATCAAAGTCTTCTCTAAATAATTTACCTAGTGTTCTTGCGATAGGAGAAAATTTAGCCTTAGTATCTAATATAGATGTTGCTGCTCCAATTGTTTTGGATTTTATCTTATCACCAATTTCTAAAGTTTTATAAACTTTATCAGCAAAACTACCGGCTTCAGTTTTAAGGTAATCAGGATCAGAATATAACCTATTCATTTTACTGTAGAATAAGTTTGCTTTTTGTATACCGCCACCTATGAGTCCACCTGTTAAAGCTCCAAGAGCAATCGACCCTGCTAACTCAGGAGTAGAATACATTTTTCTAAGATTGGTATTTAATTCAGTAGATTGTCTGAAATGATTATCAAGACCTAACCAAGCACCTACTTCAGCACCTGCAACAGTAGCTGCTTTCTTAACAGATTTTTTTCCTTCAGTTTTAAGTGCTCCAGTTGCCAAACTTGGTGGCACTGGTGGACCTATAAAGTTTTTAGCAGTCTTTAATCCTGTTGCAGCTATACCAGTTCTAGTGGCTAAAGAAGTACCACCTGTGAAAGGTGCAGCAAGTGCAGCAACGATTACGGTAGGATCGGTAGCAATATCAATACCTGCATCACCTATTAAACCAGCAAATTGTTTTAAACTTCCTAGATCAGCATTATCAAATTCTTTACGTAAGTATGCGTAGTCTTTCTTTTGTTGTTCTGTAAAGTTGCCACTTTGCATGGCTCTTTTCATTCCTGAGTATAGATTAAAATCTGAATCTCTCAGATACTCAAAAATATCATCAGAATTTTCACCAACCGAAGCTAGAAATCTTTCAGAAGTTTCTAAAAACTTTTCATCTTTTTCTAAATCATCTAAAGTTTTTTTTCTTCCAAAAGAACGTGATCCTATTACAGACTCAGGTCTATCAAAAATATTATAAGACATTTATTACCCTTGTGGATTATATTTAGTTCCTCTTTCTAAAGCACCTCTAGGCTCTGATATCCCTATAGGGTTTTTAATCATATATTGATTCCACCATTCTTGAGGAATTGTTTCAAAATCTTCTGCTTTAGCCATCATAAGAGGTCCATCATATTTTCTTTGTTCAAGCTCATTCTTAATTTTGTTTCTAAAATCACTACGCAGTTTTAATGTTTTTAATTCATTTTCTGCTAATCTAATATCTTCGGGTAATCCTAACTTATCATGCAATCTAGTTTTACCTCCTGCTGATTTAGGTTGAGCATCAAAGTAAAGAGTTACTAATTGCTTATCTGTTAAACTTTCTAAATCCATAATATCTAACAATGTTCTAGAGTTTTTTAAGAAATATCCTCCTGTTAAAGGATTAGCATTAAAATCTACTTCATTTAATTTAGGATTATTTTCTACAATAGAATCACCAGTAAATGTTTGTCCACTAGAAGAGACAATTACTTTTTCTAAAGATACATTTTGATCTTCAAAGGAATCATTAATTTTTTTAATTAGCTCCTCTTTTTCATCAGCATCAAACTCTGAAAGTTTATTAACTTCTTGAATATAGCTATCTCTCAATATTATAAAATCATCAGTCCTTCCTTCATTTTTTAACTCTTTAATAAATTTAGGAAGACTATCTATTAAGGCTGGGCTAAATGGTTCTCCTCTAACCCCTTGTAAATCCATACTTGTCATTTTACTATTTAACAAGTTTTCTCCACTATCTATTTTTCTAAAAACAAAATCAATAGCACCGTTAAGAAGTTGAGTCTCATCATAACCTTCTTTTTGCCACTCACGATTTACTCTAGTTGTGTAATGATTAATAGCAATCGCAACGTCACTAGCAATGTCTCCTAACATTTCCGGTTTATTTAATAGAAGTTTATCTTTTTTAGGATCAAGTCTTGATTTTATTTTTTCAACTATGTTTTGTTTTTCAGCAGCACTAGGAATATATAGTTTACTTCCTGCATAAATATATTTATATTCATCACTGATAAGTCCAGCCATTGCTGACTGTCCTTGTTTGCTGTAAGCATCAACTACTTTAGCTAAGAGTGTAGGATCATTTTCAAATGCTTCTTTTCTTTGACTATCTGATTGCTCTTCATATTCTTCTATCAATAATTTACCATTAGCTTCTCTCAGTCCTTCAGCATTTAAATATTTATCAATATCTATCTTATCTTTTATAATTAAATTTAGTGCCTCACCTTGTATATTTTTAGAAGGTATTCCGGGATTTTCAGCTATCACTGTATCTACTATTGTAGTATATAAGTCTATTGTTGTATTTTTATACTTATCATCTAACGTAGTTAAATAAGTTTTTAATGGTCCAATTGTTTCACCATATATCTGACCCATATTTTTTTCTTTATCTTTAAACACCAGTGGCTTATAAAAACTATTAATTTTTATCTCTTTATCAAGTGAATCTCTAAATGTTGATCTATCTTCTTTTGCTTTAATCATAGCATTTTGTAACTCAATTAGTTCTGAGTTAGTAGAAACCATATTACCTGTAACATCCAAACCAGCTTCTCTTAATTCTTCTGCTCTTACAGGGTCTTTTTCACTTTTAAAAATTCTATTCCAAGCACTTCTTATTAATCCTTGTTTAGTTGGATCATCTTCAACAAGTCTTAATGCTGCTCTATATTCATCAGCAGCTTTCTTATTAAATTGTTCAAAAGTTTTTATGCTTACTTTTGGATTAAGAACCAATGCTTCCATCCTGTCTTGTAAATCTTTATATTCTTTGTTATATGCAGCATACATTTTATCACGAAGTTCTTTTGGCTGATCATCAACCTCATCCCATGTTACCCTAGCTGCACTTACTTCATCAGTATTATCTATAATTCTTTTGACATTTTCGTTTAAGTAAACTTCTTTATTTTCTAAATATTTTTTAACTTCGTCTCTTTCACTAGCGTATGAATCATATTCTGCTTTGTTCATGTTAAAAATATCACTGTATTTCTCTTTAACATCTTCTGCATTATCAATGATAGTTTGCTTTTGTTGCTTTTGTAAAGCTCCAAAACTTTCAAAAATAGCACTAGCTAGTAAAGCTTTTTGAAAATCTTTTCTATCTCTTTTACGCTTTTGACCTAATAATGAACCAGCAACTTGTCCAAATGATGAACCTGATAAATAATCTTCTTGTGCCATTACTACTCTCCTTTACCTAATAAACTTCTAATTTCATCACCTTCTTCTTTTACTCTATCAAGAATACCTTGAGGAACTACACCGCTTGTAATTTTAGAAGGTTCAATTTTTTTATTAACTGCACCATTTTTAATATCTTCAAATACAGTTCTGAATTCATTTACTTTTTCTTCAAATGCTTCGTTTCTATCGTCTTCATCTAATTCATCTAAATCATTACTATCTGCTATATTATATTTAATATTAGCTTCTTCACCAATAGCCATGATTACATACATGAGAGGTTCTGTTAATAGTAATAATACATCAGGATTAAATTTACCTTCAATAAATTTAGCATATAACATTACCAATGCAACATCCGCTACAGCAGCTCCTCGTGATAAAGCTGTAACAATTTCTTTCATTGCATCCGGTTGGAATATTAAACCAACCATATAGTCTAAAGCATCTCTAGGATTAGAAAATTCAGGGGGTTGTTCCCAAGGATAAGGTTGATCAGGATCATTGACTAAACTTTGACCCGGAATAGGACCGCCTTGTCCTGATAAATTTACAATCTCATCTAAAGCTGCTTGATCAAATTTTGCTTCACCTCTAATTTTTGGTCCTTGATCAGGAGCAATCTCATCAATTGTATATCCTGAATCTAAACCATCTAAGACTGCTTGAGCAGCTACATCAGTAATATTATCCGAAACAATAGGTCTTGCTCTTCTTTTTGGTTGTGGCATTATGCTATCTCCAATGTTTCTTGTCTATATAGTGGCATGTTACCACCTTCAGGTGCATTTGAAAAAGTAAAGTATTTAGAAATGTCTGTATCTGCGATACCTCTTTCAGCAGCATAAACCCTTAAAGGATCAAAATCAGTTGCTCCCTCAGTTCTTAGTCCAGCCATTGATCCTGTTTCTTCAGGGTCTCCAGCTAATTGTTGCATTGCGTAACCTGTTGCTACTGATGTTGCTACATTAGTTCCAACAGTACTTAAAAATGCTGAAGTTTTTGGATACTTAGATGCAAAACTTTGTGCTGCTTGAGCAGTTGATGCAGTACTTGGTACTCCTAAACCTTGAGGAACTGTTTGAGCTAACTGCTGACTTACCGTTCCTGTTGCACCAGCACCGCTTGGTAAACTTGCTGGAAGATTTATACCTCCGGCAGTTGTTTGTGCAGTTGGTAAAGTTGACGGAAGATTTATACCTCCAGCAGTTGTTTGTTGAGCAAGTTTTGCTGGGTTTGTATTAAGTATTTGTTGCTGACTTAAACCCGAGGTAGCACTTGGCACTGCTGTAGATTGACCTGCTATTGCTGCTTGTTGAGAAGCAGTCTGTCCTAAATTAACTCCTAACTTAGAACCTACAGTTCCTATTCCAGTTCCTAAAGCTTTGAAAGGAGCCATAACAGTTCCTAATACAGGTACAGAAGAAATAGCTGAACTAGCACCTACCATCCAACCAGTGAATCCTCCACTAGCTGCTGTGGCACCCATTGCCCCTAAAGCTGCACCTCCCGTCACTACGACAGCAGCAGCAATTGCTAAAGCTTTAAGTATTTTACTACTTCCAATCTTTTTGACAACCTTTTTAACTCCTTTAACAACTTTCTTAATGCCTTTCTTGACACCCTTGACAATCTTTTTAAATCCTCTTTTTATTTTTTTAAACAATCCCATAATCTTATCCTGTTCCTGTTATATCTCCAGCAATCAAACCTATCAAACTTTGTAAATTTCCTAAACTTGAATTATACTTAGAAGGGTCTGAAGCCAATGCAGTATTTACAAGTTGTGAAATTCTGTTACGTTCATTCTCACCTTCTCTAAAATCAAAGTCTGCTTGATCTCTTAACTCTTGCCATAAAAATGATTGAGCTGTTTGTGATAATGCAAAAGCATTCTGAGCATTCTGTGCATTGACTGCATTTTGTGCAGCAGTATTTGCTATATTTGTTTGTCTTCTCCACTGTACGTTAGAAGCTTCAACAGCAGCTCGGTTTTGAGCATTCCATTGATTTCTTGCAAAGTCTTGGTTAGCATTAAACTCATCAACTTGTGTTTGTAACTGAGCATTAAACTTATTTAAGTCAGCTTGTCTTTGTGCAGCCCTAGCCTCCGCAGCATTTGCCTGTGTAGCATTAAATTGATTAACTGCATTTATTTGTTGAGCATTAAACTGTTGTGTTTGAGCCTCTAAACCAGCCATAAACTGATTAGTTTGATTCTCACTTGCAGCATTAAATTGTCTTGCAGCATTTTCAGAAGCTTGATTACTTAACAATCTTTGTTGAGTTTGTTGAGCTTTTAATACGTTAGCTTGTTGCTGATTATTAAGATTTTGCATATCCATTTGTAAAAAAGCTTGAGCATTACGTATTTGTGCTTGTTGATTAAAATTAGCCTCTGCAAGATTTGCTTGTGACATTAGTACAGCATCTTGAATAATACCTTGTTGATCCATATTAGCTTCAGCTAGACTAACAGTTTGTAAAAACTTACTATTAGATAATGCTATTTGTTGGTCAGAGCTAAACTGAGCCATATTTAACCTAAAAACATTATCAGCATTTTTCAAAGCTGTTTGTTGTAAACGTTGTGCGTTTGCTTCAGATTCTTGAGCTTCAATAGTTTTTTGCTGTGAAACACTTGCTTGTATTGCTTGAGCATTACTTTGAGCTATTGGCATTGCAGCTTGTATAATAGTATTGAGCAAGGCATCCCTACCTACTGTTGAAGCAGACATTCCTCTTTGAGCTAGAATTCTTTCTACTGTAGCTACAGCAGGTCTAGCCCATAGAGGTATCTCACCTTCTTCAATACCATTTAGTAAACTATCAATTTGATTTGATACCAAAGCTTCTCTTGGTAAGCCTTCAATAATTCCTCTTTGTTCTTCACTAAAATCAGCGAGTCTAGCTTCTAAAGCTTCCGGATCGTTACCAAGTTCTGCAATATCTGCCTCACTTAATCCAGCTTTTTCAAGTTGTTTTTTAGCTCTTGTAATACGTGTTAAAGAACTACCTGCATTAATAGCAGCAGTAGCCTTTGCTTCCTCACTTAAAGTTCCAACAACTCTATCTGTTAATGCTCCTTCAGGTATGCTAACATCAGCAGCTTCTATTGTGGCTACTCGTTGAACACCAGCAGCTTCAGCTAAAGATTCATCAGATATAACACCTCTAGCAGCCTCTACTTCTGCATCAGGTGCTACAGTTGCTGCTGCCATTTGTGCAGCTTCAATTTCTTTCGGAGTTTCTACTTTAGCAACTTCTTCAACTTGTGTAACTTTTTCAGGTGCAACCGGTGCAGCCTGTGTAGCTGTAACCTGTGTAGGTGCATCCATAGTTGTTACTTGTTGAGGTATATCCTCTTTAACTTTAATAGCTTCAGGAATAACAGCAGCTTGAGGAACTTCTCCTCTTGCAGCAGCTTCAGCACTTTCTCTAGCTACTTGTTGCTGTCTTTGCTTTTCAACCTCTTGAGGACTTGGTGTAGGAGCTGGTGTCGGAGCTGGAGTAGGTGCAGGTGTTGGTGTAGTTGTAAAACCGGGTTCTCCAAATCCTCTTCCTCCACTACCACCGGGTCCTTCCATCATAGGTATATTTCTTGAAATATTTCTTTCATCAACTATGTTTTGATCTCTGACAAATTTTTCTATTCCCTCTCTGCTAGGTGCAGAAGGTAATCCACCTACTTGTTTAGAAACACGACCACCTTTGCTCATGTCTACACGACCAGCAGTAGTATATTTATCTCTCTTTTTATTTTTCTTTTTTGCCATTATTTTTCCTACGTAGTAACGTCTTCAAAACCTTTGAAGGTACAGTAGTGATGGAGATAACTAAAGTCGAAGCAGGAAGCTTCTTAGTTTTTTTACTTTTTTTATTCTTCACTTATATTTTACTGTCTTTCAAAGAGTTTGTCAAGCTTTTCGTCAATTAATTTTATTCGGTCTATGATGTTACTCATATCATCTTTTAGCTCAGATTTAGTAACATATTCCTTTGCAATCTCTTCACGAGTCTTATTTATCAGTATGTCTTGTCGTTTTATCTCTGTAGCGTTCTGCCGAATACTAAAAAGTATTGGAGCAAGAACAAGCGTTACAAAGATGTTCCAAACAATATATGGTGATATTTCCACTAATCTAACTCCGGAAACTCACCAAGAGGTCTTGTAAATACAGGTTCCTCTTCAGTGCCGGTGTTAGTATATTCATACAATGCTGCTAGAGCATCAACGTCTGCTGCACCATCAATCTGTGCACACATAGCGTTAGATTTTGTTCTGACTGCTGTTCTGTGTGTAGACACATTACTTGGTACTGCTGTACCACCATCAGCTTCTCTGATTCGATACCAATCTGTTTCTGATAAGATACCACCAGCTTGTTCATTTATTGTTTCTTTATATAATGTTTTTAAACCTTTAGTAACACTACCATCATCTTCAGTAACATCATCCAAAGCTTTTGCAGTTGCTGTACCATAACTTGCAGTGACTGTACCGTTTACAAAGTCAAAGCTTTGATTGGTATTAATGTAATACTCTTTGTCTTTTAAGTTTGTATTGTCTACTACGACTTCATAAATCCCAATAGCTTCTAAATCTTCAGCAGACCATACTGACATAATATTACTTGGATATTGATTATCTCCAATAGTAATTGCCTTTGGTCTTGTAAAGACTTGTGTTACGTTATTATCTTCTACTAATGCCCACATATTTTTCTCCTATCTTGCTGTGGTTGGTATTCCTGTTGATGTTACAAATGGATTTTCTGCAAATGCCATATAGATGTATGTTGCATTACTTGCTCCTGCATCGTTATAAGTATTACGAATTTTAATTCCGTTACTTAAAAAATCTACTCCTTGTGTTGTAGATGTTCCGTCTGTATTATCAAGATTTATATAAGCATAATTATCATTTAAATTAAAGTCGCCTCTTTTATTATCAAATAATAACCAATTACCTGTATTATCAGTTCTTTTACAAATAAAGAATGCAGGTTTAAATCCTGTATATATAAAAGGACCATGTCTATATGATTCAGTTGAACTTCCTGTACCTGTATATTTTCCAAACTTGCTATAGCCTTGTATTTCTGCAAAAGCATAACAAATTTGTGGAAGACTATTACCTACATATGCTGATGTTGTAGTTATTAAAGTACTTGTAGGTGCAGCTCCCCAAGATATATCAGCTTCATCACCTGTTGTATGTAAGCCTAAATATTTATCGGTTTGACTTGCTAAACCTTTGTGATTTACCCACCAACCATAGTCTTGATTTACTGCTTTAGTTATAAACATAGCAGGAGTTACTCCTAAACCATGACCAAATGTAGTAGTACCTGATGATGCAGATGTAAACGTACTAATACTAATTCCTGCTGTTGTATTTACTTGTAATGTGTTTGTTACATTTCCTTCTGTATTAGAACTTGTTGTTCCTCCATTTACTTTCCATTGCCATGCTGCATAAGTATCGGAAGAACCATTGAAAGCTCTTGAAGCTGCATTAGTACCTCCTACTTCAAAACCATCTGTATCAAAAGAAACAAAAGCACCATTGTTTGATTCAGCAACATCGTTGCCGGGCTGTAATACTTTTGCCTCTCCACTAGAAAATCCTCTATTAGTGTCTTGCAAAACATGTGGATTATTATAATCTCTATTTTTAATCCAAACTATGTCAGGTTGTAAATTACTGTTACCATCATTGGTAATTGCATTACCTGAACTTCCTGTACCACTATATAAAGTAGTCTGAAAAAATGCTGAAGGGTCGTCTATACTTGTATAAGCCATTATCCGTACTCTGCTAAGTTTTTAGTGCATATTGCATAGTAACCTGATGGTGGAGCATATTCAAAAGTTCCATATCCGTTTGCATCACTTTCTGCACTTGAAACTGTAAAATCATTATAACCACCATAGTTTACAAAAAAGTCTTTATTTGGATGATACATAGAAGTACAAATCATGTGAGGTTCATCTGCAACTGCAAAACCACCTGTACCACTTGAACCACTTGTAGGGTCTCCATCTGCTGAACCATTGTTGTGCCAAGCACCACCATTAATTCTTGAATATACATAATTATTATCCATATCTAATGCAATTGATAAAATGTCACCTGAATTTACAGTATTGGTAGGTGGACTAATTGCACTACCATCATCATATCTAAATCTTTTTGAATCCCAATACCATCCTAGTCCATCACCACTTGATTGACCACCATAGAAACTTGGATACCCACTATTTCCAAATCTAGCAGTAGGCACAATACTTGTCATAATTGCATCACCATCAATCGTACCGGTATGTTTTGCTTCAAAATACCATTTACCTCTAGATAAAGACATAGTTGGCATACTTGTTCGCCAACCTGTACCTGCTGCTGTTGTAAGTTTTGTGTTACCTTTAGTAAAATCAATACTGTCTGTAGAATTATAAGGTTGAATTAAAAGTGGAGTACAAAAATTATTAGTAGGTGTATCATTAGATTGGTTAGTAGACGATACATTATTTAAAGTAAAATCATGGTTATTACCACTTTGGTCTTCACCAAGATTTGAAGCATTTTTAAAGTCTAAATAAAAACCGTTATTACCATAAGTTCCTGTATATTCTTTAGGTTTCCAAATACCTGAATCACTATCAAACTTACCAAAGTCTGATGCTGTTAATGCTTGACCATCTACAAAATGTGTTTCAGCAACATAAGTAGACATATCATAAACACCTTCACCAATTAATACAAATTTACCATTTTCGCCATGTGGTGTATCGTAATTTTGTGGAATTACTGAGGAACGATTATCAGTAGCAAAGTCTGTTTGTTTTACACCATTTATGTAAACATTTAATCTTTCAGAAGCAGTACTTTGTGTTGTATCCCATACAACAACTAA